CCGTAAAAGTTGCCGCTATGAATGAGGGTTGCGGCCATTTCGAGAAGACCGGGAAATTCTTCGTCGCCGATGAGGAGGTCCCGCCCGCCGGAGATTGTCCCTGTGGCCACGCGTTGGCCTCTTTCCGTTTTGGCGACTTGCAGCCCGATGATCTGGGCCGGGGCTTCGATGCAAATGTCCGTGCTGTGCTCGCCCAGTAGTTCGTAGACGGCGAGTTGGGCGGCATGTCCCTGTGTCTTGCAGGTTCCGTCCGCGCCGACGGCGGATTTCCCGGTTTTGATGTCGGCAATCCCATAACCGTCTTCCGTCCGCCTTACGCGGTCCACGGTTCCCGTCAGGGCGATGCCAAGATCCGCGATGTCCAGCCGTTCGCAGGTGGCCTCGACCGCTGCATAGGTTTGCCGGGGCGCGATGGTGGAGCAGTACAGGCGGTGCAGGGAGAGGGCGATACGCTCGGCTTCCGTGGGCTGGAGGTCGTCCCAAAGGACTTCTTCATCCGGCTTGTGGATGGCGTCTACAGCCGCGCCCGCCGCTTCGTCCGGGGTGATGCCCGTTCCGTTCATGCGCGAAGTGTCAAACAGCGCCGTGCTGGTGTGGACGGCGGTTCCAAGCCGTGCGGAACCGCTGGAAGGCGTCCGCAGTCCGCGGATGTTTTGGGCTTCCCAACGGGCCGGGCATTCGAACAGTCCGGCGAGGCTGGAAGCGCGGATCAAAATCGGTTCCTTGATATTCATCGTTCCGCCTCCATGCTCAGGGGTGCCATGTTGTTGAAGAGTTCTTGGTCTTCCCATTCGAAATAGCCCACGAGCAGGAAGCAGAGGACGATCAGGGCGACGCGCCACGCGACGGGGTATTGCTCTATCCACTTCATGCCGCGTCCCTCTTGCGTTCGGCTTCGGCAACCGTGTCGAGTCTGGCGGATACGGCGTCAATGGCGACATCGAGTAGTCCGCGTACGGTGTTGGGGTCGAACGTGACGATGTAGTCGCGGACGTCCTCGCAGGTGCAGCGGGTGAGTTCGTTGCCGTCAATGTCGTTCACGAATCCGAGGCCCTGCGGTTCAAAGATTGGAGTGATGCGGCAGGTCGCGGTGCGGAGGCGCACAAGCCGGGAAAGCTCGGAATCCAGTTCCTGAGCGGTCATCCTGTTCAAGTCCTTCATGGTTCCTCTCTCCTGCGT